CCACGGAATTGCGGAGCCATGCCCATCATGGATGCCAAGTCAGCCTGCCTAGCTGCTGCAAGGTTCTGTGCTGTCTCCTGCTGCGATAGGCGACCTAATCCAAACAGACCCATCTGGTCATCCGTGCCGCGCAGGAATGTGCTTACGTCCCCAAGGTTGAGGCCCAAGAACTGAGGACGATACTCCTGCTCTGCTCCAATAACTTCCGGCAACGCCTTTTGGTAGCCGCTGACGTATTTCTGAATGTCTCCCTCAATGTCTACTTTGGGAACCTTGGGAGTTTTTGGTCTGGAAAATAAGCCGCCCATTATATTTGATAGTATAGTTTTTCAATCGGAATCACGCGAACCTTGTCATCATCGCGGAACTCCCGCGCATAGGCCACATTTTCTATAATTTCCACAAGTTGCTCCAATGCGGCAACCGGGTCGCCAACACAAAGAACCACGTAAACGCAATCAGCGTCCTCATACGCCACTGGCGTAGTAGGCTCTTGTGTATTGCTGAAGTATCCCATGAGAAAAGTATTTGGTAGTGAAACAACAGCTCCGTTTTCCTGCATCCATGTTACGGCTGCATTGAAGTTGTCGCCTTGTTGCTTTTGTTTTTGAAGTTGATCGTATAGCCGCTTGGCTTCTTGGTAAGGTGAATTATACATTAGTAACCAATGGCAATCCAGTTGTAATCAAGGGTTACGCCACCAGTATTTCTTATTGTAATTGCAGAAGCACTTTGCGTCCCAATTTTTGGTGGCTGTCGGTCGTTGTTGGTGTCCTCAACTGCCGTTGCCACCACGGACACAATGCCGTTTGGAAATGCCGAGCCAAAGGTAACAGTTTCGGCACTGCCGTTGCTCACAGATACTTGCCCAGCCTTAAAAATCATACCATTTGGTAGAGTGGTGGACTCGCCGCCAGCATAGGATGTGGGACTGTGGACTCCAAGGTTATCAACATAAGCCTTGATTGATTGCTGTGTGGCAAGGCTTGTGGCAGAGTCGGACGCCATATTGTCCTCGTCCAGAATGGTTACTTCTGATGGGGTCGTCTCACCGCCACTGACGTTGCCAATGACTGTCATATCGCTTAGGTAGCGCATCTTGGGGAAAGTAACCCCGTCAGTAGTTGCCGTGGAATTGGCAATCTTAGCTGTGGTCACCGCACTTGCCGCAATCTTGCCAGTGGTCACGCCACTAGCTTTGACCTGCAAACGACCAGAACCGTTGACCTCTAGAGAACTGTCATCAGTCGTTCCAGACGAACCAGACACAAAAGTAGCCGCATCCACCAAGTTGTTTAGCTTGGTATGCGTTACATCATCGCCGTCAGCGAATGTTTGACCTTTAGATAAAACTGCCATCTTAGTATTGTGTTAAGGTTTGCCTGTTCGTTGTGTCGGCATCCATTTTGACCGATGTAACTTTGGGGCGACCTACTGATGACAATCCTACTGTTTTAGCTTGAATTGTCAACGTGCCGTAGATGCCTCTGGGATTTCCTAGTCTAAATCTGAAGTTGCCGGTTTCATCTGCCTCAAGCTGACCTGGCAAACCAATGGATGTGTCCAGCAATGTTTCAATGTCCGTTACCTTGTAATCAGTGGTGTCTGGATCTTCTGAGGCAAAACGAAAGTCTACGTCACTAGCATTGTCCATGGACGAGCGCATCTGAACCTGTGCAGATTTGAACTTCTTGCGGTCAAGGTTGTTAAAGCCGTAGCCACGGGTTGTCAGCTTGTAATCAATGCCAGACTGTGAGGAATCACCAATCACGTTCAGCGAGTATACATCACGGGCCTCGTCAGTGTCGTCACACAAATGCAGACCACCAGCGGTATTTACAATGTATAGGTTGTTCCTGTCCTCGTCTTGACCAATCACAAAGTTGTCCACAAAGAAGTCGCCATCCCCATAGGTGTCAATGCTTTCCCAGCCTTGGTTAAGCATGTTGTAAATAAGCACCGTGTTGTTGCCACGCGCATCATCAGCACCCCTAGAAGAATCCAGCGGGACAGCAATGTAATACCGATTATTGAAGTAGGTGGCTACCGATTTGGGTGCCAGAGTCTTGTTGATCCTGTCAATATACGGCTGTATCTTCTCGCTTAATGGACGCTCCACGCCGCGAAGGTTGTATTCATCTTGGAAAGCCAAGCCGTAAATACCGTTGTCAGACAAAAAGAAAACATTGTTGCCCTGAGATATGGCACTCTTTCTAGCCACACAACCAACCTCACGGGTCAGTTCGTTGACTGTGGTGTCAGCCAAGGAACCCTTAGTCCCACGAATCAGGTGGATACTGTTGCGGTTCAGCACAATCATGCTGTCATCGTAGAACGGATGCAGCCCTACTAGGTAGTCGGCAACACCAGGCGTCACACGGAACTGAGACGAGATGGCATCAAACGTGTTTGAGTCCAGAATGTCACTCACACAAATCTCATCGCGCACCTTGCGGTCGGTATAGGTCGGGCTAGTGCCTGTGCCAGCCGGGGTGTAGAAATATGGACACCACAGACGGCGTTGGTGCGGAACACCCCAAGGAGGGGCTGGAGAATGAATGAACCCACCACCCACGCTGAAGTTGCCGCTAAACTCGATATACTCGGTGGCAGAGCCAGAGGCGTAGGTCACATCCCCAATCGGGGCGTCAAAGTAAATGTCTGTGCCGTCTGCGCTGCTAACCTCGTAGCGGTTGCCCACCAAGGGCTGGAGCTCGGTAACATCCGTGGCATCAATCGTAATAAAGCTACCCGCCTTAATGGTGGTGTTGCCAGCAACCGTCAAACGCACCTGATTGCTGCTGCCTGCGCTGCTCACACCATACGCGTTGCCAGCAATGTTAAAGGCTTGTGGTTGGGTGTAAGACCCCGCTGGCACTAGGCTAAAGCCAGATGACGTTGCTGTGCCGGTGTTGGCCGTGTAAGTCTCGTCACCACCGCCAGAAGCAATGACATACTGGAAAGTGTCCTCGTCCACAATGGACGTTACTGTGTGCGTTCCATTCGGGTCGGTCGTGGCAAACGTAATGTCTGCCGTGGTCACGGTGTCTCCAGCGGTAAAGCCGTGGTCTGTCAGCGTCACCTCCACTATGCCGCTGGAACTAATGTATTCAGCAGCCTCTACGTTGCGACCATTGGGTATATACTCCCATGTTCTGCTGCCGCCGTTGAACAGATAAACCCTGTCAAACGCCTGCACCAAATCAACCTCGCCACTTAACGATGTGGTCGATGGATAAGGTATGCTGGTAATACTGTAATCGGAAAGCGCAATCTTCTTGCAGTCGTTGTTGGTTGCAAGGAATACGCTCTCGTCCAAGTTGTTCGCGGGGTCGCTAAAGATGCAGCTACCATTGATCTGCGAAACCGCCCCGCTGTCAATGGTCGTGGCAACAATGCCATACGTGCCATCAGGAGTCAGGCTTTCGTCAGCACCCGTGTGAGCAAACGTCAACGTATCAGCGTCAACGTAGGTCATCTCATAGGAGCCAGCAACCACATTGTCAGTCCCAGTCAGCGGATCTGTCGCATTATCTGGATCACCAATCGTAATATGACCGACAAAACCAGCACCGAGGTTGTGACCAGATGCCAAGTTAATCGTAACCACATTGCTCGACCGGCTCGCTGTGCTAACCGCAATAGGGGTAGCAATGATACCAAAGTTTACCTCAAGCGGTAGGGCAGTGGTCGTCAACGCACCGCTCTTTAGCGTAATGCCCTTGCGCGGTTGCCAGAAACCATCAATGCGCCCGTTCTTACTCAGAACTACCTCTCCAGGCTTTAGCTGGTTCGGTTGCTCGCGCTGGTTAATCCCGATGAAACCAGTGTCTCCATCAACAAGGGGCTGGTCGTCAAGACTACCGTATGAACGGTATTTTGACATAGGGCTTATTTGTAAGCAATTACCACACCGCTTGCCACATGAATCGTGGTGAACTCACCAAACAAGGTGGTTCCAGCAAGGTGGGTAATACCCTCTAGGTTCGCAATGGTGCTAATGGGGCCGTTGTTTCCTGTAACAAGGTCGGTAAAGACAGCATCATTCACAACTTGAATAACGCGCC